TCGACCGACGGGGCCAGGAAGATGATGTTCGACATCACACCATCTCGGGCGGCGCGGCGAACACGGCCGGGGGCGGCGGGCCGTCAAGTAGCTCGGCCTTGCCCTCGAGCAGCAGCGACTTGATGTACTCGTAGTCGGCTTCGACGTAGTCGGTCTCGTGGCCTGGGCCGTACGTCGTCGCGGGGTGGTCCGGGCGGGGGTCGGTGGACGGCGCCAGGAAGCGAATGCGCGGCATCACTTCTTCTCCCTGGACGGCCTGGTCTGGACGGTGTCCTCGCGAACTACCCGCGCCGAGTAGTTGCCTGGCTGCGCGGCCTGGGCTTCTTCGGCCGCCACATCCGCCACCTTGCCATCCGCGCGCCAGTCGCGGAAGACCTCCTCGTCCACGTCCACCTCGGTGCCGACGGCGAAGTTCTCGCCCGTCTTGGGGTGCGTCAGCGGCACCAGGGTTCTCACCTTGGGCATCACTTCTTGCCTTTCTTCCGCGAGGGCAGCTTGCTCTCGTCCACGCCCTTCAGCTTCTTGCGCGCCTCGTCGGCCGAAAAGCCCGGCACATTCCCGCCGGCCGCGTAGCCGAAGAATCGCGCCTGGGCCTTGCTGACGGGCTTCTTGTACGGGCGACCACCAGGCATCAGCGCATCTTCCGCAGGGTGATCGCCAGCCGCGCGCGGGCGCCAGTCTTGCCGCCCTTCTTGGCGGCGGCCTCCAGCTTGGCGCGCGGGATGGGCTTGTCGCCCGAGACGCCGAGCGTCTTACGCAGGGCGCCGGGCTTGGAGATGGCGCCCTGGATCCACTTCTTGGGCATACGACTCAGGACGGGACGGGCGGCTCGGGCTGGGGTGGCTCGGGCTGGTCGTCGTCGTCCGGCTCCTCGGGCGGCTGGGGCGGTTTGGGATCTTCGCGCATGCCTTTAGCCCTCGCCGCCAGTTGCGGCCTTCTGTTGGACTACCGCGAAGGGGTAGCGGTTGGCTTTGGTGGACTGTTGGCGGTTGACCGGGTTAGGAATGGCCCAAGCGAAGCGGGCGGTCACGCGCAAGGCGACCATGTCCTGTTGCATCAGGTTGTACTGAATGACAGGCGGTGAGCCGTTGTCGGTGATCACGCCGGTGTCGAACATCTCCATGCTGATGTCGTCTCGGACGGCCAGCATCGACTGGTCCCACTGGCCCATGATCATGCTGTAGCCCGAGGCGCCCGTGGCGAAGCTGGACAGGCCAGCGTTCGAGAACACGATCGTCTCGCCGTACAGCGTGCCGGTGTTGATCGAGGCGTTCGGGGTGCCGTTGTCGGGTACGAACAGCAGGTTCTTGGTCGTGTCCCGCAAGCTGCGCAGCTTGGCCTTGACCTGGCGCCTGGCCCAGAAGCCGGTCACGTCGAAGCCATCCGCCTCGACGGTGGCCATGGCGTTGTTGACGTCGTCGAGGTAGTCCACGGTGGAGGTGCCGGCGACCACCAGGTTGCCCGCGCTGTTGGCGCCGGTGACGATTGCCGGCGGGAAGGTGGTCGGCGCATTGGTACCGAAGAAGATCGCGTCGTCCAGGGCGACGCCGAAGGCCTCGGTGATCTTGGGCTTGGTCTGCGCCCAGAAGTCGTAGTCCATGTCATCGAGCAGGTTCTTGGCGATTGGCACGATCACGGCCATCTCTTCAGCGTTGAGATACACGTTGTCCCAGGCCAGGGTGGTGGTCTGCTTCATGCCGATGTCGCGGGCGTCGAGTGAGGCGCCGCTGATCCAGTACGCCACGGGTAGCTGGCTCATGACCGGGATGCGCTGCTGCGCCCGCTTCATGCGGACGTGCGGCATGAGTTGCAGGGCGGCGCTCTTGACCTCGATCGACTGGACGATGTCGCGCTGGACGTCCTCAGGGATCAGCGGCCCCGAACCAGGGGTCGCGCGGGTGGCGATTGAGTTGTACGGAATGAGAGTGGCCCTCTGTGAACGGGGCCGACCCTCGCGATTAGCTCAGCGCCTGGTCAGCCCGCACTGTTGTGTCGGCCCACGCCGTAGAAACCGCGCAGGATGTCCGACACCTTTTGATCCGCTGCTGAATTGCTGAACGCGGGCAGTAGCTCGGGTTCGACGATCTGGCCGCGCGCCTCGGCGAGAACCTGCTTGCGAAACGCCTGGTTGCGCCGCAGCTTGTCCTCGGCGACCCGCTCGCCCTCAGCCCTCCAGTGTTTTTCGAGGCTCTTGAGCGCCTCGTTCACAACCAGCTTGCGCCCGTCCAGGCCCCGCCCGGCGCCCTCGATGTTCATGATCCGCTGCCGTTCTGAGGCGGGCAGCGCCTCCATGAGCGGGTCGATAGCGATGCGATCGTGCTGCACGCCCACGTTGCGGAAGAAGTCAAGAGTGGTGTTGTCCTGCTCCTGGGAGGCTTCTGCCTGACGGTCCTGCTCGGCGTATGCCCAGGGGTCGGTGTCGCGCAGCTTCTTGCGCTCCTCAACACGCTGGCGGGCGGCCCGCTGCGCCTCGCGGCGATCAGTCTCGGCCTGTACCCGACGCTCTAACTCCTCCTGGGTCTGCGGCAAGCGCTCCGACGGGCTGACCTGGCCACCTGGCTCCCCGTCCTCGGCGGGAGTCTCCGGCGCTGGGCGGCGGTTGAACAGCCGCTGCCACCAGCCTGGTGAAGACCCCTCGCGTGACTCGTCGGAAGCTGGTTCCGGTGCCGCTCCATCAGGTGCCTGAGCACCCTCCGAAGGGGTGTTTGGTTGTTCGTCGGCCATCGTCATCTATCTCCCATCGTCATGTCAATCAGGACCACGCGCCGACCAGCCCCGGCACGTTGCCCTGGTTCCCGCCATACATGTAGTCGGGCGCATTGGCCCAGGGGTTAGGTCCGATCGCGCCGAACGGCATCGACGGCGGTGCTGGCGAGGCTGGCGGGGCGTACGGCCCAGTGCCCTGGTTCAGGCCGGCGAAGATCGGGTTGGCGAACTGGCTGGGCAGCGGCCTGGGCGCGTTCGGCTCGGGATTGCGCACACCGGATAGCGACGGATCGGAGCCAGGCCAGCCGGGCAACCAGTTGCCGCCTGCGGTCGCCGGGGGTGCCGGGGGTGCGGCGGCAGCGGGTGGCGCCATGCCAGGCGGGGCGTACGGATTGGCGGCGCTGGCACGCCCGATCATGGCGTTGATGTCGATCGACTGGGGTGATGGCGGCATGCCGCCCATGAGCGCCTTGTACGCGTCCTGGGTGGCCGTGCCGGCCGACTGCATCGGGTTGGGCGCCTGGTAGGTGAAGGCGCCCTTCATCTGCTCGCCCGTCGGCATCTTGCCCTGGCGAGCGAGGTCCATCACCTCGCCGTAATTGGCCCCGACGGGGTTGGCGCCGACCATCGCGTTGAAGGCAGAGATGTTCTGGTTGCCCGCGCCCAGGGCGGTCTGGTACGCATTCCGCTGCTGCTCGGCCAGGTCCTTGGCCCGCGCGAACTGGTTTTCCTCCTGGGCGGCCTGCAAGCTGGCCTGCTGCGGCGCGACGTTCTGGTCGTACCAGCCGTTGAACTCCTTCAGGGCGTCCTCGGCGGTGTAGCCGCTCTGGCCGACCTTGCCCTGGACCTCGGCCTGCTTCTGCTGCATCAGGCCCTGGATCTGGCCTACCCGCGCGGCAATGTCGGCCTGGGTCTTGGCCTGGTAGTTGGGGTTCTGGGCGAAGGTGACCTTGCCGGTCGTGGGATCGACCTGGGCGTACTGCGAGTAGGTGCCGCCCAGCGTGGCCTGGACCGTGGTCGGCGCCTTGCCCTGCTCGATGTCCTGCGCGGTCTTGGCAGCCGAGGCCTTCTGGGCTGCCGCCTGCGCTTGCAGTAGCTCGATCTCAGGGCCAGCCTTTTGTGCCGCGATCTGGGTGGCACCCTGCGCCTGGGCGGTCTGCGCGGTGGTCAGGCCAGTCTGCGCCTGGGTATGCAGGATGGTGGCGGCGTCAACCTTGTCCTTGGCGTCCTGCTGGCGGTCGAACTCCTTGGCCTTCTCGGCCTGAGTGGCGTTGAACTGGCGGATGTCCTCGGCCAGTTTGTCCTGCCCCAGCTTGTCGCCGGCGTACTTGGAGGCCATCGTGG